TAAGATTCCATTGGTTAAATCTAAACTTGGAACTTATGCCGCAGCATTATTCCTATTAAAAGAACACATGAAGGAAGATGAATATAATCTCCTCGTTGAATATATCTCGAAGACTGGTAAATTTGATGAATTAACAAAAAATATAAATAAATTAACATTAACAGAAGCACTATGCTTATTAGAGGAAGAGAACATGGCTAAAGATATAACGGAAGATGCACCAACAAACAATATTGGTGATGGGCATATTGCCAAGAAAGACAATGTAATGAAGTTTGATGGTAGATCTAAAAATTTTAAATCTGTCATGAAGCGTATCAAGGAACGCAAACTCAAAGAACAAGAACGACTCATGAAGGCTAAATTGTTAAAATGGGGTATAAAAGAAGGAGTTGTTAACGAAGAGAAATACGAAGCATTCTTCAAGAAAGCAATGAAAAAATTCAAAATAAAAGATATTGATGATCTCAATGATAAGGAAAGGGAGAAGTTTTTCAATTGGGTTGACAAAAATTGGGATGCCGGTAAAAACGAAACAGATTAATATGTCAGATAATAATAAAGAAACCACATGCTCAGATAGAAGAATGGATCGGCATGAATGGATATTAGAGCAACACGAAGACGACATCAAAGATCTTCATGAGTCTACCACTAAAATGGCAGAATCTATAGCGTCTATTAATTTAACTTTAATTCAGCTTAAATGGTTAGCCTATGGAGGGGCGTCAGTATATTTAATGCAAGCCGCCGGATTTGTGGATCTCGTGAAAGCCGTGGTGTTTGGGGTGTAAATCTGTTTATATGCTCTAGTTTTACGATTAAGATGGTTAACCCCGTATAATCCCCTCAATGACAAGGAAATCGTGTATAGATCGAATATAGGTGTTTTAACTTATTGATTTATATGCGATTAAAATCGTCATTTTTTGTTATACAACTCGAAGTTTTTGTGGTATAATTACATTATGAACTATATTGATCTAAAATATATTAATCTTCTATCACCTCGACTCCTACGATTTAAGAAAAAATCTATGACGGAGTACAATTTTCGATGTCCTTTTTGTGGGGATTCACAGAGATCCCAGACAAAGGCTCGAGGTTGGATAATAGAAAAAAAACAAGAATCATTCTATTACTGCCATAATTGCAACATATCCAAATCCCTTTATTCCCTTATCGATGAGATTGATACCAATCTTTCGAGAGAATATTATTTCGAAAAATTCAAATCTACTGAAAATGTAAAACCGAATATTGAGGAATTTAAATTCTCGAAACCTGTATTTAATACAAACCCCCTCAAAAAGTCTGCGATTTCTTTATCTGAACTCGACTCAAATCATATCGCTATAAAATATGTTGAGTCGAGAAAAATCCCCAAGAAAAAATACGACTCTCTTTTCTATATAGATAAGTTTAATAAATTAGACTCTCAGTCAAATATAAAGGATGAGAGACTTATTATCCCGTATTACAATATGGAGGGCAAATTAACGGGATTTACGGGAAGAGATCTGAATTCAAGTGGTCTGAGATATGCAAACGTTTCTTACACAGAGGAACAACTTTTCTATGGACTTAGGGAAGTTGATTTTAAAAAAGATATATATATTGTAGAAGGTGCCATAGATTCTATGTTTCTTAGGAATTCAATTGCCGTAAATAATTCAAATTTATCGAGGGTGGCATCTATTGTTCCAAAAGAAAAATGTATTTTAATACCCGATAAGGAGCCAAGAAACAGAACTATTATTAATAATATTGAAAAATTTATTAATCTCGGATTTAGGATCTCTTTAATACCACATGAAATAATAGGTAAAGATATAAACGAATATATATTGAACGGTATCAAAATTCACGATATTATAAATGATAATATATATTGTGGAATGAGAGCTAAATTAAAATTAACGGAATGGAAGAGAATATAATGGAGGATTTAAATAGCTACTATCTCTGCGATTCTTGTGATGCTAGTTTTAAAATATCACATTCACTGGATCCAGTAATATATACAATTAACCACTGCCCCTTTTGTAGCAGTGATAATTTAGATGTTGATGAAATTATAGAGGAATGATATGATCTATATTGATGCGAGTCAGATGTTTATTTCCAATGCAATGGTATATCTGTCTTATAATGATGAGTTAGATGAAAATAAATATAAATTTATGATTTATTCTTCTCTCTTAGCTTACATGAAGAATAAGAGGAAATATGGTGATATGATATTGTGTTTTGATTCAAGAAAGAATTGGAGAAGATCTGTATTTGAATATTACAAAGCAAGTCGTAGGAAGTCTAGAAAAGAGGAAACGAAAATAGATTGGGATGGAATATTTAAAGTTATAGATGCAACTAAACTCGATTTAAATGAATATTTTCCTTTTAAGTGCATCGAAGTTGAAAATGCTGAGGCAGATGATGTTATAGGTATTTTATCTAAACACGTTAAAGATAAAAGCCTTATTATATCTTCAGACAAAGATTATTTTCAACTTCAGAAATATAATTGGATATCGCAATATTCCCCAATTACAAAAAAGCAAGTTAAACCGCCTATGTCACCTTCTAATTATTTGAGAGAACATATTATCAGAGGAGATAAAGGAGATGGTGTACCAAACTTTTTATCTCCGGATGATATTTTTGTTGAAGGTGGAAGACAATCACCAATCACCAAAAAGAAATTAGACTCTTGGTTTGGCAAAGATCCAAAAGAGTTTTGTGATGAAATGATGTTAAGAAATTTTCAGAGAAATGAATTATTAATCGATTTTGATAAGATACCAAAAGAAATTGAGAATACTATACTCGAAAGTTATGCGAACTCTGTAATAAATAAAAAATCAAAATTATTAAATTATTTTATTGAAAATAGATTTAAAGAATTTATATCTAAAATTGACAATTTTTAAAAGGAAATATAATGAAATATACAATGCACGAAATGTTAATGAAAGCTGGTAATCAAAATACCAAACAAAAGAAAATTAAACTTCTTCGTAAGTTCGATTCTCCTGAGCTGAGAAGTTTGGTGAAGTCTTCATATGATCCAAAGATCGAATGGCTTTTGCCCGAGGGAAATGTACCATATAATAAAAAAGATTATAAACTTGGTGATGGGTCGCATAAGTTTCTTTTCACTGAAATATCAACACTATATCATTTTGTTAAGGGTGGTAATGATTCGCTTAAACGTCAGAAAAGAGAGCAAATGTTTATTGAACTTCTAGAATGTCTTCACGAAACTGAAGCGAAGCTATTAATATTGGCTAAGGATAAAGGTTTATATAAAGAATATAAATTATCTGATAATGTGATAAGGGAAGCGTTTAATTGGAATTCTGATTACCGTAAAATTGTAGAATAATGCCTACATATACGTTAAAAGAAATTAAAACCGGAATTACTTCGGAAGTATTTATATCAATATCTAGAATGGAAGAATTGGTAGCCTCAGGGGAATATACCCAAATCATAGGGTCACCTAAAATAGTCACCGGTGTTGGTTCACCGTTAAAAAATACACCAAACGAATTTAAGGATATACTAAGGGAAGTTAAAAAAACGTCGCCCAAAGCGACAATGGAAATTAACTAAAGGACAATTAAATTGGCATCGAGAAAGAAAATGACTGTTACGGAACAAAATTTATTAAAAATAGTGCCAATCACAGACGCACAAAGAGAAACTGTGAAGGCATATGACGAACATAAAAATTTATTCCTATATGGTTCTGCTGGAACGGGAAAAACATTTATTACATTATATCTAGCTCTCAGGGAGGCATTGGCAACTAAGAAACAAGTATACATAGTTCGTTCTCTTGTACCAACTAGGGATGTTGGTTTTCTACCGGGAACTATTGAGGAAAAATCTGAATTATATCAATCTCCATATAAGAATATGGTCAAATATATGTTCAAGCAACAATCTGATTCCGAGTTTTCTTCTTTGTATAACAGACTTGTTGATCAGGAAACTGTGCAATTTTTAAGCACGTCATTTCTAAGAGGTATCACCCTTGATAACTCTATCATAATTGTTGATGAATCGCAGAACTTAACATTCTGGGAACTTAACTCTATTATTACGAGAGTTGGGCAAGATTCTAAAATTATCTTTGCTGGTGATATCGATCAGACGGATCTTAAAAATTCCGATTCAGAAGGGTTTTCTATTCTACTCAGTATTTTAAATTTAATGGAAGAATTTAAATGTATTGAATTCGGTCTCAATGACATCGTTAGGTCTGGATTTATTAAATCGTATCTCATAGCTAAAATGAAAGTTGGAAAATAGAGTTTACAATTGTGTATTTTTATTATATAATGTAAAAAGGAGAACGAAATGTTAAAGACAGCGAAAGAATTTTCTAGGACAATTGAAAACTTATCAGAAGAACATACACTAAGTCTTATAGATACTATAACTTGGTATGCAGAAAAAAATGAAATCGAAATCGAATCGGTGGTTAAAATGTTAACCCCCAACATAAAGGAGAAAATATATTACGAAGCATCAAAACTTAGATGTGTTAAGAAAAAACCAGAATTGCCCCTATGAACGGGAATTGGAATGAATGGATAGCTTGTAATTATTACATAGGATTACGAGCGCATTTTGGTAATGATAAATTTGATTTTCTTAAAATGTTAAAACAAAATCAGTATTTTTATAAATCTGAGAATTATATTAACAGGCAAGACAGGGTATTGTTCCAACGATTAGCTAGGCAATATAAACCCCTTGAATATCTTAAATATATTTTAGCTAATGTATTATATCTCTCAACATCTCGAGATCATATATGTAGAATGCATTTATCCGAAATGTCAGAAGATAAATTAAAGCTCTGGAATGGAAAAACTGAAAGCCTATTTTATAACTTTAAGAATGATATTTCCAGATTAATGGATACTACAGATTCATTTAACGATTTATTTGTAATTAAGAAAAATCAAATTCCATTATTACTGCAAACGAATGTATCAATAGAAACGCTCACAATCCTAGATTCAATGGTTAATTTTTCAGAAAAATTTGATAAGGAGATGGAACATTATTTATGGCCGCTTATGAATTATAAGGTTAGAAATTATAATTCATTATTAAAATATTTTACGAAATATGATAAAAATAAATATAAAGATTATTTATTAACTGTCGCTAAATAAAATGGAGCACGAAATGAATAAACAAGAAGAACTTCAAGACCTAGAAAGAGAAAACGATGAACTTAAAGTTAAAGTTAAAGATCTCGAATATTCTAGTTCTCTCCAGCAACTCAAGGATGAGGTGTTATGGAATACTATAGACGGGGGAAATAATGGATCTAAGTGAACAATCTTTGAAATTGCTCAAGGATTATTACATGAAAGAGTATGAAAAGAAACCCGAAGAAGCATTCAAAAGAACATCATACGCATTCTCTGGAGGAGACAAAGCCCTCGCTAAGAGAATTTACAAATATGTGATAAATAACTGGTTTATGTTCTCCAGTCCTATTTTATCTAATGCACCAGAGAAGGATGAGAAAGTAAGAGGTCTTCCTATATCATGTTTTCTTGGATATGTACCAGATACACTTGAGGGGCTTATAGATCACACATCAGAACTGAGATGGTTATCCGTTAAAGGTGGTGGTGTTGGTGGTCATTGGTCAGATGTTCGGTCAGTTTCAAATATAGCACCAGGCCCCATTCCTTTCATGCATACAGTTGATGCTGATATGACAGCATACAAGCAGGGTGTAACTAGAAAGGGGTCTTATGCCGCATACATGGATATATCGCATCCGGATATCGTGGAATTCATGTCAATTCGAATACCCACTGGTGATGTAAATAGAAAATGTCTGAACCTCCATCATGGGGTTAATGTACCCGATGCCTTTATGGAAGCAGTAGAACAAGATCTTCCGTGGAATTTAGTTGATCCTAAAACGAAGAAAACCTCGGAAACTGTAATGGCGCGGGAGTTATGGGAAACTCTCCTAGAAACCCGATATCGTACAGGTGAACCTTATATCTATTTCATCGATAGGGCAAACGAGGCTTATCCGCAAACACAAAAGGATAAAGGTTTATTCTCACGTGGTTCTAATCTATGTATTGAGATAACACTTCCGACAAATGAAGAAAGAACTGCAGTATGTTGCCTCTCATCATTGAACCTTGAGACGTATGATGAATGGAAGGATTCAGAGCTAGTTCAAGATCTCACAGTATTCTTAGATAATGTACTTCAATATTTTATTGACAACGCACCAGACGAGATATCAAAAGCAAAGTATTCTGCATCACAAGAAAGAAGTATTGGTATAGGTGCTATGGGTTGGCATAACCTATTAATGAAGAATTCTATACCATTTGAATCACAAGCAGCAGCAGAACTTAATGAAGAAGTATTCTCCCTTATTAAAGAAAGAGCAGTAGCTATGTCATTAACTTTAGGTTCAGAGCGTGGGGAATGTCCTGATATGGAAGGTACTGGCAGAAGGAATGCTAACCTATTAGCAATTGCCCCTAATGCCAATTCCTCGAGTATTGCTAGTACATCACCATCAGTTGAACCTATTAAAGCTAATGCATTTGTACATAGAACCAGAGCAGGTTCGCATTTAATTAAGAATAAATACCTTGAGATGTTATTATCAGAAAAAAATCAAAATTCAGAATCAATATGGAATTCTATTATTGGAAATAATGGTTCTATTCAACACCTTGAGTTTTTAAGCGATCATGAAAAGGACGTATTCAAAACGGCAATAGAGATTGATCAGAATGCTATTGTTCGTCTCGGAGGACAGAGAGCTAAACATATTTGTCAATCACAGTCGCTTAATGTATTTTTTCCAGCAGGGGTTGATAAGGGATATCTTCATGATGTACATTATAATGCATGGAAAGAAGGTAATAAATCCCTATATTATCTGAGAACGGAAACGTCAAATAAAACTGAGGTACTGTCGGAAAAAATTGAACAGAATACAATGAAAGACTACGCAGAAACCCCGAGTGGGCAAGATCTATTAGAGGGTGTAACAGCAGAGTTTGCTTCACAAGAGGATTGTGTGTCATGTCAGGGTTAAATGTACGTTTGTATTTGTAAACGCATTACAGAGTCTATGGTAAAAGATGGAAACATAGATGGACTAGGAACCGTTTGTGGAAAATGTAAATCGGCATCGAGGAATAAAGTTATGAAAGTAGTTATTAATTCTAGTTATGGTGGGTTTGATTTATCAGTCGAAGCGATAAAATACATTGGTATGGTAAGTCGTGATGATTATCTCTCGACGAAAAAACCTCGTATCACAGAAGATGAGATATGGGGTGCGTGGAAAATAGAAAGACATGATCCAGTGTTGGTTGATGTAGTAGAAAAACTTGGAGCCAAATCGTGGGGATTCTGTGCTCAATTAAAGGTTGTAGAAATACCAGAGGGCACAGATTATTATATTTATGATTATGATGGTATGGAAACTATAATAGAAAAAGGACATTCTTGGTCGTAATATGAAAAAAACTAGAGTTCAGAAATTTATCGATAAAATGGATTCGGAAGAATATATTTTAAGCAAAGATATTGGAAATTACATTATATATTCATTTCTTGAAACTCATAGAATGGGGAGTCCTAATATTATGACCCCACAAGAATTTGAGGAGACGACATTTAGGCTCTATGAAAATTGGGATAATCTTCCAGAACACAGAGATAAAGATCTTCTCAGAAAAGCGTATCTCGGAATGGGAATGTGTCTTAAATATGATGAAGAGGTTTATCCAGAATTAGTTAGAAATCTAGCAGTCTCTTGGTCTGATGCTTTAGTTACACGTGATCGTAAAAAACTTCATTAGGAGGAATATGAAATTACATAAATTATTTCGAAAAATACTTCCGAAAATGTCTTCCACAGAAAAGGAAGCATTAGAGGCAGGCACAGTTTGGTGGGAATCTGAATTATTTTCTGGGAATCCTAATTGGGATATATTAACCGACACAGAGATTCCGAAACTTACTGAAGAGGAACAAAAATTTATTGATGGTCCAGTTCAAGAATTATGTGAGATGACCAATGATTATGAAATTAATCAGAATATGGATCTTCCTCAAGAAATTTGGAATTATCTAAAAGATAACAAATTCTTCGGACTTAATATAAAGAAACAATATGGTGGACTTGAATTTTCCGCATATGCTCAGTCCGAAGTCATATCAATCCTAGCATCTAGGTCATTATCATTAGCAATCACAGCTATGGTGCCCAACTCACTTGGACCAGGAGAATTACTTCACGAATTTGGTACAGAACTTCAGCAAAGGAAATGGCTCCCAGATTTAGCAATAGGCAAGGAAATTCCTGCATTTGCTCTCACCGGACCTACTGCGGGTTCTGATGCTGGTGCTCTCCCTGATGATGGTGTAGTTGAGTTCGGTATGTGGGAGGGTAAAGAAACCCTTGGTGTTAGATTAAATTGGGACAAGAGATATATAACACTCGGTCCAATTGCAACCATTATTGGTTTAGCATTTCGACTTCACGACCCCCACAACCTCCTTAAAGTTTATGGAGAATCTCACGACCAAACACTTAGAGCTCTATTGCCCTCTGGGGAATGGGACACAGTTCATGATAGGGGTATTACCCTAGCTTTAATACCTAGAGATACTAAAGGTGTTGAAATTGGTTCCAGACATTCGCCTGCTCGGCAAGCGTTTATGAATGGTCCTAATTACGGAAAGGATGTATTTATTCCTATAGACCATATTATTGGTGATCATGAGGGTATTGGTAAGGGATGGATGATGTTAATGCAGTGCCTTGCCGCGGGCAGAGCTATAAGTCTCCCGAGCCTATCCATGGCGGGTTTAAAACATACAGCTCGGGTTACTACTGCTTATACTCGTATCAGAAAACAATTCAAAGTTCCTATAGGTAAAATGGAAGGCATCGAAGAACCAATGATTCGTATTCTCGCAAATGCTTATGCTATAGAGGCTGCTTGTGACTTAACATATTCAGGAATTGATTCTGGACATAGACCATCAGTCATATCAGCACTCCTAAAATATCAGTCTACAGCAAGAATGAGAGATGGTGTAAATGATGGTATGGATATTTTAGCAGGGAAAGCAATATCAGATGGACCTTCAAATTTTTTATTGAATATGTATATAGGGCAACCGATAGCTATTACCGTAGAGGGTGCTAATATTCTCACGCGATCGTTAATTGTTTTCTCTCAAGGTGCTCTACGATGTCACCCTTTCCTTCAGCGTGAGATAGAATCTGCGACAAATGGGAATGAAATTGAATTCAGAAAAGCGTTATCTGGTCACATTAAATATACATTATCTAATGTTTTTAAATCATTTGGTAATAATTGTTTAAACAGAATGTTTGTGAATCTTCCAAAATCTGTTCTGAATGATAAGACTACTACTGCTTCTGGTAAAGAAGGCAGAAAAATGATGTTAAAATATTACAAAAGACTTGGACAAGAATCTAGAAATTTCGCTCTTCTTTCTGATATCACCCTTATGATTCTTGGCGGCGCTCTTAAAAGGAAACAAAAAATATCTGGTAGATTTGCAGATATACTTTCTGAAATGTATATTATGTCAGCAGTTTTAAAACGATTTGAACATGAGGATAAGAGCAGAACAGTATCCCCTATAGTCGAATGGAATCTTCAAAATTCTTTATTTAAAATACAAGGGTCATTTGATGAAATTTTAAATAATTATCCTAATTCTTTATTGGGTGGAATACTAAGAAAAATAATTTTTCCTCTTGGACGAAGATACAAACCTCCATCTGATGATCTAGGACATGATATTGTGAGAAGCGCATGTGAATTCGATCTCTCTGGTAACAATGAATTAATGTTATATCCAGAATCTTTAAGAAATAGAATAATTTCAAAAACCTTTTTATCTAAAAATCCTATGGATCCATTAAAAAGACTTGAAGAAGCTAGATTAACAGATGATGAAAAATTATGTTCAGAGGTTATTGGAGTAGATAAATTTGTCAAGAAAATCACATTATATGCACGACTATCTCTCGAAAAATAAATGAAAAAATGTTTACTTTCTTGTGGTAATGTGATATAATATAACTATAAATTGATAAAGGGGTATACATTATGAACGTAAACGATTTAACCATTGAAACTGTCATTAAAGCGTATGATTTTGAACCTATGGCAACTAGAGAAGAACTCTACGTTATAGGTGTGATTACAGAGGTTCGAGTAAATTCGTATGTTATTGATGTTCTAGTGGATTCATGGTCAGAGGATAGAGATTATTCACGAGTTGGTGAAGAAGTTATTGTTCCCAAACCAAAATATATGATGCATGATTTCAAAGATAGAATAACTGTTGCTGAAGAGCACACATTACATTAATTTTGAGGGTACAGCATGAGGAGAGAAAATTTAATATTAGTTGATGTTGATGGGGTTCTTCTGGATTGGGAATGGGGATTTTATGATTTTATAAAGTTCCGATACCCAAAGCTAGAATTGACAAACCCTAATGATTATAAAGTTGGGGAAAAATTCAATATAACAGCAAAAGAGGGTAGAGCGCTTTCACGAGAATTTAATAATTCTGCTAGAATAGGAGGTCTTAATCCTCTTAGGGATTCTGTTAAATATGTTAAAAAATTATACTCTCGAGGCTATATGTTTCATGCTATAACCTCGCAGAGTCTAGATCCATATTCACAGAAATTAAGAATTTCAAACCTCGAGAACATTTTTGGAAAGGTATTCGTTGATTATACTATTCTCGATACTGGTGCGGATAAAGATGAGGCATTAAAATCTATTACTACAAAATATCCAGGAGAAAAATTTTATTGGATAGAAGATAAGGGAGAAAATTTAGATGTAGGAGAAGTGCTTGGACTTGAGCCAATTTTAATGTCACATCCGCATAATATGGATTACATTGGAAATAGAGTATATTATTGGGAAGAAATACATAACTATATTGTGTACGGGGACAATGCTCTCGAGCTGGATCCAAAGCATTATTCACTGCAATAAATTAAATAAGGATTTTAATGAAGATTGAATTATATTCAAAACCAGATTGCTCTTTTTGCGTTAGCGTGAAAAACTGGTTTGATAAACACAATGTGAGATATTCTATATATGACATAACTGAGAAAGATGAATATTTTGATAATTGGTCTAAACTTGGACAAAGAACTGTACCCCAAATTGTTATAGACGGTAAGTATCTAGGCAATTATGATACTTTAATGAAGTCTAAGGAGTTATTTCTTTTTGAAAAGAAAGTTACAATGCTCACACCATCCGAAACCTATAAACCATTTAGATATCCTTGGGCTGTTGAACTAACAAAGAAACATGAGCAATCGCATTGGATTGAAGAGGAGATTGATTTATCAGATGATGTATCCGATTGGAAAAAGAATGTATTAAATAAATCAGAAAAAGAATTTGTTATGCAGGTTCTGCGATTATTTACACAATCTGATGTTGCGGTTGGGCAGAACTATTATGAATATTTTATACCAAAGTTAAAGAATAATGAAATTCGTAATATGCTTGGTTCATTTGCTTCAAGAGAGGGTGTTCATCAAAGAGCATATGCATTATTAAATGATACCCTCGGACTTCCTGAGTCTGAGTTCCATGCTTTCCTCGAATATAAAGAAATGGCGAATAAAGTAAAATTTATGAGGGATAATGATACCTCTAATTATTCCAATTTAGCTACGGCTATAGCTAAATCTGTATTCTCCGAAGGCATTTCTTTATTCGCATCATTTGTAATGCTGTTAAATTTCCAACGCTCTGGTAAAATGAAAGGGATGTGCAAGGTTGTGGAATGGTCCATTCGCGATGAATCTATGCATGTTGATGGTATGTCTCAGTTATTCAAAGAATTTTGTGCTGAACATCCAAGAGTTATAACAGATGAATTTAAAAAAGAAATATATTCAATGCTTCGAAAAACTGTGGAACTAGAGGATAAATTTATTGACCTCGCGTATGGTAATAATAAAGGAATTGATAACCTTTCAAAAAAAGAAGTTAAAAAATATATTAGGTATATTGCAGATCGCAGACTCCTTCAACTCGGACTCAAAACTAATTTCAAGGTAAAGGATAATCCACTTCCGTGGCTTGATTGGGTTCTTAATGCACCGGATCATACTAACTTCTTTGAGAACCGCGTAACGGAATATGAAGTAGGTGGGTTAAAAGGATCTTGGAATGATGTTTATTGATTATTATATATATTTATTTAAGGTTATGAATAATATATATGACATGGATATACAGGGGAAAGGAATATACCCCAAAGGATTTAGATCCTAAGAAAATTTATGGATTTGTTTATGAAATAACAAATCTAAATAATGATAAAAAATACATAGGCAAAAAGTTTTTCTGGAGGAAGAAAACATTTCAGAAAAACCTGAAAAGAAAGAAGAAAATAGTTGAATCGGATTGGAAGGATTATTATGGTTCATCTGAATTATTATTAGAAGATCTTCTCGCTGAAGGTAAAGATAATTTTGAAAGGGTGATTCTTAAACTATGTAAAACTAAATCAGAATGTTCTTATTTTGAAGCGAAATATCAATTTGACCGAAAAGTTCTCGAATCTGATAAATACTACAATAAATGGATTATGGTTAAAGTTAGAAAATCTCATTTATCAAAATATTTTACAAATACTTAAAATTGTTTTATAATAGAAATATAGGGACTGTAGCATAATGGTTAATGCATTCGGCTCATAACCGGCAGACTGTAGGTTCAAATCCTATCTGTCCCACCAAATAGGGGTATTAAAATGAGTGATTATTATACAAACGAGGACATTAAAGGTAAGGTTCTTCATCTCTTAATAGAATCGGATTGGACTCAAGAGCCGAATGTTAATCTGTCGGTGCCCGAACTTGAAGCGTGGGATAAATATAGACAAGAACTTCGTGACTTTCCAGAAGAAATTTATCAAGAAGAACTTGCAACCGGACAATGTGCCGAAAATCCAATATGGCCAAAGAAACCAGAGGAATAAAAAATGAAATATGTATTAAGATTAGGTGTACTATTAGTGATATTAACTTCAGTAATTTTATTAATAATACTACCTCAGAGTGTAGGCAATAAAGTATTTACTGATCCCGAAATGGAAAAGATAACAGAAGTTATCAATGATTATAACTGATTCAGCAAAAAAACAATTCTCGGAAATAAGTGGTATCATTAGATATTCCTTAAATTCTGGCGGTTGTTCCGGATTAATGGGTAAATGGGATATTATAGATGAGTTAGATCCGGAGAAAGATGTTGTGATGTGGAGATCGTGTGAAGATGGTGCATATTGTGCGGCGGCGATGGAGCAAGAGGAAGACTGCCATGAATGTCCGGATATGTTTGTGATAGATAAATTTACCCTCAATATTATGGGGGTTGAGTCTACGATTGATTATACTGGCGGACCTTTCAGTCCATCATTTAAAGTAACAATACCAGATAAGAATTCGTGTGGGTGTGGAGAGAGTTTTGTACTATGAAAAACGATTTCCCAATAAGGTTAGTGATGATTGCTATCCTTTATTGGGGACTTCTTTTCTGTTTTATTTTTTACGGTGTAAATATATGAGTATATTCTGTGAGTCTGATGATTGGAAAATCCAAATAATTCAACCCGGATTAATAGAAAATAAAATACTCCAAGACGCTAGGGGTAAATATGGTTTTTTTGATAAAAGATCCCCAATTTATATGCCGTTATCTATATATAATGGTGCAGATAAGATAAATTTAACTCTTCCACAGGGAACATTAATTCAATGGAGGGATAAATGCATTAAAATGTTTGAGGCGAAAATACGATACAATTATTACATTGCATTATATAATGAAGCGAGGGATACTAAATGAAAGTTGAATTTATAGATAATATGGGTGATGATATTTCGGTAGTTAATGCTGCTCGAGTATCATTCAATAAGACATCTGATGGTGTTGGCGTTGATGAATGTGTAGATCACACGGATGAGAACGGTGAATGTACATTATATGCATTTATACCCAATCTAAATGATCCCGATAAGAAGTTAATCAAATTCCTAGCAAAACATAATCATTTTACACCATTTACACATGCGATGATAACTCTTCGTGAGAAGGTGCCCATCTTCGTTGCACGTCAGAGATTTAAGCATGTTGTGGGATTTTCGTATAATGAAGTATCTCGAAGATATGTTTCAGATCCACCAGATTTTCATGTACCAGAGAATTGGAGATCACGCCCTCAGAAGGTTAAGCAGGGTTCTTCTGATACAGATTTTGTGACTCATTTTAACGAACCATTATATGAGGGTTTAACTTCTTCTGCAATTGAAGAAGCATATATGACTCACGTTATTAACTCTACCAGATTATATACAGAGATGATATCCTCGGGGGTTTGTCCGGAACAGGCTAGAATGGTTCTTCCGCAATCTATGATGACTGAATATTATGTAACGGGATCTTTATATGCTTGGGCTCGAGCATATAATCTTAGGAAAAGTTCTACAGCTCAATCAGAGATACGAGATCTTGCACTCGAATGGAATAGAATTATTGGTGCTTTATATCCCATTTCATGGGAAGCGTTAACGGGGGAAGATTAATGATTTCTCATAGAATGAAAACATTTATTTTAAAACTCGGAATTGATGATTGGGGAACAATTCTGGGTATCACTGCCGCAATATTATTATCGGCAAATATAAGTATTTCCCCGTATGCATTTGCATTGTTTGCGATATCTTCTATACTATGGTTTATTTACGCATATAAAATACGTGAATATCCTTTGATGTGGATGAATGTTGCTTATTTTGTTATTGATTCTTTTGCAATTTATAGGTGGTTTTTTTAAAAGGTGATATTATGACTAAAGAAGTTTTAGATAGAGCATGGAACATGGGTAAAGATATTAAAGTTAGATATAGAAACTTTAATACGAATTGGGTTAAAATGCCCAAACCACAGGATGAAGGAATGGGCGCATATACTAACCTTAAATGGAATTTAGAAAAATATGAATATTTGATTGGGTGGAACGGAGATAAGTGATGTTTGCTCATTCACCTCGAAAATTCCTAGAATATGATGACCTTACGTGTGAAACTAGAGAATCCGGTCGGAAATATATTACACCTCTTGGAAGGGCATATCCATCGGTTACGACAGTTTTGTCTATCCTTTCTGAAGAAGGAATTAAAAAATGGAGAGATAAAATTGGACACAGGGAAGCTGACAAGATTTCTAAAAGGGCAAGCAAAAGGGGAACTGAGGTCCATGAAATTATCGAAAAATACCTCGATAATACTCCCGATTATTCTTTTGGTTATCTTCCTCATGTGATTCA